CTGAAAACTGCGCTTGTCTTGATGCGTCAAGACCGGTTTGACCTGACGGAATAGGGGCTACGACTTTTCGGAGCGTAGTTGCCGGTAGCGTGTGACAATCTAAGCGGGAAAGGCGACCAATGGAAAGAATAACGCCCAATGTGGGCGGCGTTGTAGCCCCTCGGGGCGGGTAAAGTCTGCTATGTAAGGCCAAGGGGCGGGGGCTGGTAGCAAAACAGGAGGAAGGCATGGAAATCATAAAACGGCGGCTTGCGGACATTGTTCCGTATGCGGCTAACGCAAAAAAGCATGATAAGAGGCAAATCAACAACGTTGCGGAGAGCATCAAGCAGTATGGATTTGTGCAGCCGATTGTGATTGACCGTGACGGTGTGATTGTAATCGGCCACTGTCGCGCTTTGGCGGCAAAGAAGCTGGGCATGGAAGAAGTACCCTGCGTGTGTGTGGACGATCTGACACCGGAGCAGGTGAACGCCCTGCGGCTGGTGGATAACAAAAGTGCGGAAGATGGCGCATCATGGGATTTTGACCTTTTAGCGGGCGAACTGCCTGGCCTTGACCTTTCGGCGTTTGATTTTGACTTAGATATCGAGGATGAGGACGATTACGGCGTTGACTTTTCTTTGCCAGATGGCAACAAGCCAGAAATTTGTCAGATGACATTCACCCTCCACACCAAACAAAAAGAACTAATTGAATATGCAATGTCGTGTGTGGAAGATGAAATAACCGAAACATTCGGAAACACCAATAAAAACGGTAACGCATTGCATGAGGTGATACGGCAATGGGCAACGCAAAAAACCTGATTGTAAAAGTTATCCCGAGCAAGGTTGCCGTTCCATTTGTGAAAACGCACCATTACAGCGGTAAGGTCGTGAACAACAGCAATCTGCATTTTGGTGTATTTTACGAGGGACGGCTTCACGGGGTCATGTCCTTTGGCCCGTCACTGGATAAGTCTAAAATCCAAGGGCTTGTCGATGGGACGGGATGGAACGAATTCATCGAACTAAACCGCATGGCGTTTGACGATGTTTTGCCGCGCAATAGCGAGAGCAGAGCGATTGCGATTGCAATGAAGCTAATCCGAAAGAACGCTCCACAAATCAAATGGGTCATTTCGTTTGCGGATGGGTGTTCGTGCGGAGACGGGACGATATACCGAGCGAGCGGTTTTGTTTTGACGGCAATCAAGCCTAACGGTAATCTGGTGCAACTCCCAGACGGCGAGAAAATACACAAGATGACCCTCGAAAGTAATCCAACATCCCCACGAAAGGAACTTGGCGGAAAAAGCTATTACGATATAACCGGCGGAAACTTCAATTTCAAAAAATATGTGACTTATGTTGGTGGCGAGATTTTGACCGGATACCAACTCCGGTATATCTATTTTATTGATCCGTCATATAAAGAGCGGCTTACTGTCCCCGTCATTCCGTTTTCCAAAATTGACGAAATTGGAGCGGGAATGTATAAAGGCGAAAAGGTAACGCAAGCAGAAAGGCACCAGTGACACGGCAATATGTGGCGGTAGTTTAACGGCAGAACGTTCCGCACCCTGCGGAAAAATGGCGGTTCGATTCCGACCTCGCTGCTCCAAAACGCCGTGTGCTAGGTACGAAGAAAGGAGGGAGTATATGGCGAGGCCAAGAAAGGAAATAGATCAGAAGCAGTTCGAGAACCTCTGCGGCCTGCAATGCACGCTTGAGGAAATCTGCGGCTGGTTTGATGTGACCGATAAAACATTGGATAGTTGGTGTAAACGCACCTATCATGCCAGTTTTTCCGAGGTATTTAAGCAAAAGCGAGGAGCGGGGAAAATTTCACTGCGGAGAAGTCAGTGGCGATTGGCTGAAAAGAACGCGAATATGGCTATTTGGCTGGGGAAACAGTACCTTGGGCAGCGCGATATTGTTGAGCTGGGTATGCCGACTGATAACGCACAGGAGGATGCTTTGAGCGTGAGTCTGCGTGAAATGGCAGAAGGGTTGGAGAGCGATGATTAGCCCAAAACAAGCAAAAATCCTTGCTTTCCCATATTCCAAGTATGACGCGCTGATCTGTGACGGTGCCGTGCGTTCCGGCAAGACCTCCATCATGATGTGGGCGTTTGTCCGATGGGCAATGG